CGGCAGACCCTTTCCGTCAATCAGACCAACTGCCACCGCAGCGGTCATGACGGTATCATCGGTGAAGTGCGATTTCTCGCTCAGCAGCGGAAAATCCTTGTGCTTGTAATTGTTGTGGTCAAATTCATTAGGATAAACATGATAACTATATCAGCAGGGGCCTCCGGGCTCCTGCTTTCTTTCTGCTCTGCTGCGGTTTCGGGCATAATGCCGCAAAAAGCGTCATTCTCGAAAACTTTTTGCCATAAATTGCCAGATTTTACTTGACATTGCCCCTTTTAGGGTCTATAATGAGGGTACAAGAAAACGCTATGACCCAAAACGGGTAGGAGGACAAAGAGATGTTTGAAGTGACCTATCAGGAAGTAAACAAGCGCGACGAAGTCGTCACCAAGCGCAAGTCTTTCAAGACTGCTGCCGCCCGCGACAAGTTTGTCGAGAGAGCATCCCAGAAGGACAACTTCCTTTGTGTTCTCGCTTACGCTGGTTAATGGAGGTGCTCAAGATGTTCAAGGAAATCGTGAAATCCATTGCCGCCATCAAGACCGAGAACGACCGCGACGAGTGCTACTGGCAGATTGACCGCGCATTCGAGGAAGAGCGCATCTCCTTTGATGACCACGAGCTCCTCTACGGTCTGGCCGGTATGGTTGAGGTCGCTTAATTTTTTTGCTTTCGCGTGTCCCTTTTAGGGACGTTAAGCAAGCAGTAAGACCCGTTTCGGGTAGGAGGTTTTTATGGAGCTCTACAAGTACACCGGCAGCGTTGCCGCCCTGACCGTTCGTTTCGGCAAGGCCGAGACCATCACCCTCTACGACAGCTACGACGACAGCGTCGCTCCGGTTCGCCTTGATGTGCGTGGTGCTCTGGCCGAGTACATCAAGGAAATCGAGAGCACGGACAGCGAGGAGCGGTACATGAATCTCGACTGGTACTACGACTTCAATATGCTGCTCCGGCGCATTGAGGTTCCGGGCGTCCCGTCCGGAAAGGCGCTGAAGACCGTCGTCCCTGCCAAAGTTCTGACGCAGACCCGCAGCAACCCCGACGAGCTCGTCTGCTTCGGTTGCCCCGATTTCATCAACACGACCAAGCCGGTCTCGATGGGTCCCGATGATTACCAGAACTTCCTCATGTGGAAGCGTGAGAACAGGGACTAAGGAGGTGTAGACGGTGAAGCGTTACCAGATTTTGTACAACAAGGCCGGTTTCCCGCTCTGCGTTTGGAAGTCGTCCGAGGAGGAGGCCCGCAGCTTTGCAAACAGGTTTCGGGCTGCTGGTTACTCCGTCGATGTGTGGGAGCACACCGAGACCGGCGCGCGTAAAACCAACATCTAACCCCGCCTGACGATGGCCGCTGGCGACGGCCGAAACGCTCGAAAGAGCGTCGCGGGAGCCAAACCGCAAAGGAGTGTCAACTATGAAAATAAAGTCCTACAAGGCAACTTTCTTCCGCCACAATCCCCAGTTCAAGAATGGCGGTTACGTCACCGAGCGTAAGATTGAGGCCGTCTCGCTGCCCTCTGCTCGCAAAAGAGCCCGCGAGATTTCCGAGCACTGTGTATACGGCAGCATGGAGCTGCTCGACATCGAAATGGAGGCATAAGAGATATGACCGTTCTTGAGCGTTTGAAAGCTGCCGGGTATGACCCGGCCGTGTCCCTGTTCCCTGACAATATCGGGAATGCCGGTTCCATGGAGTGCGAGCGCATCCAGATTCGCACGTTCTTCTGCCGTCCTCGCGAAAACGAGGCCGCCATCGGGGTGACTGCAACCGCGATGACCCACTTTTCCGACGGCTCGACCCGTCCGTATCCGGACGGCTGGCCGCGTAGCCTTGAGGCCAGCGTCACGCTCTACTTCGCTGGCGACGCAGAATTTCATTATTTCGGCAACGTCGCCACCGACCTTGTCGGCTCCGATGCCGAGTTCCGCTACAGGCTCTTGAGCCGCTGTATTCAGGACTGCAAGTATTTCCTCGGCTGCGGCTCGCGTTTCAGCAAGTACCTCTGGGGTTGCTGCGTTGAGAATCATATTCAGGCCATGCGCATCCTGTGGGACAGCTTTTCCGACGACGAAAAGCCGGAGTGGACCTCTCTCGAGGAGATTGAGCGGTTCAGCAAAAAGATGCTTGAGGAGGAGATTTACTGATGGCTGCCCGGAATTTCAAGTTGTTCCTTGGCTGTCTCGGCAACGGGGTTACGGTCTGCAACTCCGCCGTGATGGAAAATGGCGATTTCAAGATGGTCGCTCACATCTCCCCCGAGGGTAAAATCACATGGTACGTCAGCGAGGACTATCCGCCTGCGGATGCTCTCGCGAGCATCCGGGCCTGCGCGGAGCAGGAGCGGGCAAAGTACGAGACATGGCTCAACGGCCTGTCTCCGGCCGCGCGCCGGGAGTATCAGCTCGAGCGGCTGCCGCTTCCTGAGTTTCTCGAGGAGCTCCGCAAGGCAAAGGAAGAAAGGGAGGGAGCCTAATGGTCCGCGATATCCACGATTATGACAGCCTCAAGGAGGCATACGATGACCTGCTCATGTTCGAGCGGTTTCCCGGTCCGGTGCGCAGTGAGCGCGTCGAGAACTTTGTCATTCAGCTCAAACGCGACATCCGGGGGTACGTCAATCGGGTTTCCGATTGTAGCATCGTCCGTGACGAGCTCGATTCTTTCGTCGAGCTCGTTAAGCTGCCCGAGAAGCTCTCTCCCCTCTCAAAAGAGAGCGTTCTCGAATGGTTCTATATGCACCGAGCCTACCGCGACGACCTTTATGACGGCGCGGGGTGCTCCGGTCAGTTCTTTACCACCCGCGTCAGGCTCTTTCGCCGTCGCGGTTGCTGGTACGCCTATCATTTTGTTTCGGTCGATATGTAAGGAGGTTCACATGGAAATCAATATCACATACAAAAGCCCGGAGCACGAGGCCGCGTTCCTGTCTGAGCTTCAGCGGATTCCGCGCATCGTAAATCCCGAATCCGGGCGCATCAATCCGTATTGGGGTGCGTCCCTGTATCTGCTCTCCGCGCTCACGCGCTGGCCGGAGCTCCGCATCGCCGTCATCGGCGAGGACTACATGGCGTTCACAGCAGCAAAGGAGGCTTTCAATTTGAGCCAGAACGAGCGCATCGTCGTCGAGCTGGCTGCCGCTTTTTACAACGCTGGTTTGTGGGAAATGCCGGGTTTTGAGATGGTGTCTGGAACGTGTGAAACCGCTTTCGAGCTAATCATCGAGGCGTTCCGCCTGCGCCGCGCAAAGCTATTTTACAAAGATGGGGAGGTGTCCGCAGAGTGGGAAGAAAGAAAATGAGCCTCCGGCGCGCCGTCGCCATCCTGCGCCTTGTCGCTGCGGATGACCTGTCCTCCGGGCGGGCAATCGACGGGCAGAATGAGGCTGCTGCCATCGTGCTGGAAGATTACGAGGAGACAAAGAAAGAGCTCGCAGATTGGGTGAATGCTTCTCCCGAGGAGCTCGCCGATGTTATAGCCGGGATGTAAGGAGGCCTGTACCGTGGCTGCTGTCTATCGGACGTTGTATGAGAAGTATGAGCAAAACGACGTTTTGCACGTCGGGATTCAGGAGGTCGTCGAGGCCGAAAAGGAGATTGACACGTTCCTCAAGTCTCTCGACCGTAACCAGCGCGACCAGCTCGACACGCTGTTGGGGCGTCTGTCCCGCGCCTACGAGATGCAGGGCTTTCTTTTCGGCGGTCTTGCATCCGGCGCAAGGTGGAACGGCAAAACGGCTCCCGAACCGGGCGACGGATACGGCCGGAGCGTCCGCGCCTATCACGGCTCAACGCTCGCTCCGGTCTGCCAGATTGACCGCAAGACAAATCAGGTCATACATGAGTATCCGAGTATCGCTGCTGCCTCCCGTGCTACCGGTCTGGATGACAGCGCAATCGGAAAGGTATGCAAGGGAAAGTTACCCCATGCGGGCGGTTTTCTCTTTCGGTACATCGAGCAGTAAATCTTTCACAGGTACGCAAAAATATTTCAAGTTTTTGCCATTTTGCTCTTGCTTTCCACGCGCTTGTGTGGTATAATATAGTCAGTTGAGGGGAGTGCTCCTCAATGAGTAAGGTGGCAAGGCCAGAAAGGAAACGACATGGACGACGAAATGAATACCGCCGAGGTGCTTCGCGACGAGGCAAAGGAGAACCGGACCCGTGAAATTCTTGAGCTTATGCGTAACAGCAAAACGCTCGAGGAGGCCGTGGAAAAAGTAAAAGCCCTGCTCAACAAGTAAGCAGGGCTCTCCGATGAAGAACAAAGGCCGATGACGGCGGCCAGCGTTCTGAAACGCCGGGGGAGTGAGAAACAGCTTGCAGATGCCTCACTTCTCCGGCATTTCTATTATAGCAGATTCGAGGGGGATTTCAAGATGTCAGCTTTAACGCCTGTTGCCGCCCGTATCACCGGGCTGCGCGAGGCTCGCGGGTTGACCCGCACCCGGCTGTCGCAGCTCTCTGGCGTCCCGCTGCGGACGCTCGAGGAATGGGAGGCCGGTCGCCGGGTCCCGCGCGATGTTTACCAGATTCACGCCGCTGCTGCTGCGCTCGGCATTTCGATTGAAGAATACTTAGGACTTTCGGAGGATAAATAATATGGACGCTCAAGAATATGACACTCTCGTTGCTCTCAAGGCTCGTATCGAGGCTCTGGCAGAAGAGGCTCGTGCAATTCAAAAAGAGGTTTCCCCTGCGTTCAAGTCGGTTGAACGTCGGTATTATAGGATGGACGATGGTTCCAGAAAGTACATCGAGTTCCTGCGCCTGACTTCCATTGGATATGTAAACAACAATCTCGACAGTATGCTCAACTACGCCTGCGCCGCCGTCGATGCTCTCGACAATGCAACAGCAGACGCGGACGAGGTAAAGGACATTTCTTACAAATATTGAGTACAAGCAACGGGAGGTCCGGCGATATGCCGGGCCTCCCGCTTTGTTATTCGGGCATAAAGCCGTAACCGGCCTCAAATGCCGCTACTTCTCGGAGGTAGGCAACGCGGCCTGCTGCGCGGTCGATGGCGTCGCGCAATTCGCGGTTATCCACCAGCTTGAGCAGCGCGGTGAGCGTGTCCTCTGCCTGCATGATTTCGCGGGTGTCCTGCGGGTTGACCTGCTCCATGTAGAGCTCATAAATAGACTGTTCCATGCTTGCCTCCTATGCCCGCCAGAGGTTGAGCTGCCGCTGCGCATACACGATTTGCGCGCGCCGTTCTTCCTGCTGCGGTGTTTCGGAGCAGCCATTGTTGACGGGAGGGCTGTTCGTGGTCCCCGTGTAGCCCTCTCCATCACCTCCCTGTGGGCCGTCTCCCGCAGGCTGATTTTAACTTGCTGGCAATTTGCCGGTAGCTTTTCGGAGTGCTTTCTCCTGCGTTGAGCCGTAGAACGCCACGAGCACGGCTCCGGGGCCTCGATTTCTGGCTTTTGTGGTCTGGCCGTAAAGTTTGCCGTCTGACCGTTGCGACGCTTTGTGGGTCTCCGCAGGAGGCTTTCGTCACTTGCTGGGTCATTTTATGCGTTCAGCTCTTTCTCAAGCTGCTTGATGCGTTTCTTCACGGGCAATCCGGGGTTAAGACGCAGGCCCTCCCGGTAGGCGTCGAGGGCTTTCTGCTTGAGGTCGTTTTGGTCGTATATCTGGCCGAGCTCCTTGTAGGCATTGGAGAGCTGGTATGTGGACATCTTGGGATTCAGGGCCGACAGGTTCAAATACTCTACCGCTTTCTGCTCCGCCTGCTCTGTGTAGGCCCCTTTCAGCTCATCCATGCAGTTCTGCGCCTTTTCGAGCAGCTCATAGGGCGACAAGTCTGTTCTTTCTTCATACTGTTTCAGCCTCTCGGCGTCTCTTTCCAGCGTCTCGGCATCCGGGCCATCAATTCCCGCTTTCGCTCTGTTCTTTGCATCGAGCTCTTTTTCCCAACTGTCGTCGCTCCCGACTTCATCCCTTGACTTTTTTAGGATGGCCGCGTATTCCTCGTATGGGATGCCCATGCGCGCCGCTGCTTTCATAGTTCCGTAGTCCGGTATCTCCTGCGGCTTGTCTGCCGGTTCTGTCGGCTCGAGGTTAAATGTAAAACCGTGCTTCTCGCTCCACTCTGTCTCCCGCTTCATCGCGGTGAACAGGGTGAATTTTTTTCGTGCTGAATCCACGTTCACCCCACGAACAGCATTTACGCTCACCGGGACGGCTCCGGCCGCAATGGTCGAAAATGTGTTCGCATCAATAAGCATGGTGACCTCTCCGCTCGGGCCGTATGCCGTCTGGAAAAGAGCCACGCTACCGTCGTCCGATATGCCACACGCAGCAATATAAGCGTCCGCGTCGAAGTAGGCCAGCGGCTTGAGCTCGCTGTCAGTGATGTAGCATCGCTTTCCATCGAAGCAGGCTGTACGGTTTGCCTTGCTCGACGCAAAGTTCAGTTCGGAGCTTGGCTTTCTATCTCTGCGGCTGCGCAATTCGCTCTGGATTTCTGCCGCGTTTCCGATTGTTGCCCCCCCCCGGAACAGTTGTTCGTGGGTAGGGGACACAGTTGTGTTACCCATAACTGTTGTCCTCCTGTCCTTGTGCTGGTGGTCGTGCTTTTATGATAGCACCTAAAAGGGACAATAGCAACGGCTTTCGCGCCAGCGATTGCCAAATCGCTGAATATAATATATCCTCTACTCTACTTTTTTTACTCTACTCTACTTTGTCGATTGTTTCGCCGGAAATACCCGGAAATGCTGTTTTCAGTGTATATCCGCGCGGATATGTGCTCAAAACGGTATTTCCGCTCCGGTTATATTGTTTTTCGTGGTATTTTGGGACAACTGCGTGTGTTGTCTCGCGTGACCCTTTTATCAACTTTTTCCACCTAGTTTTCCACTTTTCGGGTCATTTCGGTATTTCCGCGCCGTTTTTCTGCGGTTATCCACGGAAATGATAGAAAATGTATCAAAAAGTGCATTTCTGCCCCGAAAATGTCTTTTTACTAGAATAACCGCGCCGGAAATGCCATTTTAAGTGCGTTTCCGGAGAAGATATTGCAAAAAATGGCAATAAAAAAAGAGCCTCCCGGCCCTCTTGTGTGAGGTATACCGGGAGGCTCATGCTGTTATTGGGTAGCTGCTGGGGTGTCCTTAGTGAATCTGGTTCTTGACGTTCTCGTAGGTCTTATCACCCTCGAGGGCGGCCTGCGTGAAGCTGTTGTTGTACCACCAGTTGATAAGGGCGGTGACGGTGGTGATGCCGGTGGTGACGAGCTGCTCCACGGTCGTGCTCTCGATGGGCAGCGGAGACTTTCCGAACGCGCTGAGAATCTGGTTGGCCAGTGCCAGCAGCAGAGCGGCAGTGCGAGCAATGGTAGCAGCGGAAATCTTGTTGTTGTACTTCATGGTCTTGTTCCTTTCTTTTATTCGATAATCGCTTTGATGCCGCAGCGGGAAACCACTTCCCGCTGCGCGTGTTTGACCTTGGAGGCATAATCTAAGGCCGCGTGCATATCTCCGTTGCAATGTGCATCGGGAATACGCTGCACGGCCTTTGCGGTGGCCTCACCTAAAGCAATGGCCGCAAGCGAGGTTTCATAGATGCAGATTTGCAGCTCCTCGCGGCTCTGCTCGCGTTTGGCCTCGGCCTCGCGCCGCTTCTTGTCCTCCTCTGCGCGGGCTTTCTCGCGCTGTTCGATGCGGTGCTCAATAAGCCACAAGCCAAAGGCGAAAAGGCCGGAGGGGACGCCTGCGGCTACAAGAAATTGCCACGGTTCCACTGGTATCACCTCCTCCCTCACAGATACTTGTCTGCGCCAGACAGAACGGTCCAGCTCTTGGGTCCGCAAATGCCGTCTGCTGCGAGGCCGCGCTTGTGCTGAGCCTCCATCAGGGCTTTTGTGGTAGCCGGTCCGAAACTGCCGTCGTGAGTGATGCCGAGGAGCCGCTGCAGCATGACCGTTGCCGCGCGGTTCGCTGCGCCCGTGCAGCCCTGCTCGATGGTCGGAAGCACGAACTTGTTGTAGGTCGTGCTGGGGTACACACCGGGCTGGACGCACAGCCATGTAGCCTTGCCTCCGCGCGTGTCGGTGTGGACGATGGCGGCCTTGTCGTGCCAGTAGATGCCGACCGCACCAAAGCCCTGCGCGGCCGCGATAATGCCAAGAGCGACGGGGTTGACGCTCCGGTCTTTCGTCCGCCAGTCGGCCGCAATGCCGTACAGATGGCGGCTCGTCCGGCTGCCGCCGACTTTCGGGTCTGCGTTGTGCTTCACGCACCGGTAGCCCGACGTCACCTTGATGGCCTTGCCGAGCTTTGTGCGGATGGTCTGCATCTTCTGGACGAGCTCCGGGTCAATCATCTGCGCCGTGCAGCCGCACGGGCAGGCGAACTCGTACCGTTCAAAATCCGTGGTGATTTTCGTGTGGTCGTTCGGCATAAAGGTAATTACGCTCATTCTCACCGTCTCCTTTATCGGTCTGTTTGAGTACGGAAAATTCTGCGTGTATCACCGCGCGGGCTGCTCCGTAGCCCTCCGGCTCCCCGCAGTGCGTTTCGAGGGAGTGTTCCTCCCACCGGTCGAGCAGCTTTACGGTAGCCTCCAAAAGCTGCTCGAGCCTCTCCTCGCGGTTCATTGGCGGCTCCTTTCAGCGGCTCTCGCCGCGCCGGAACAGGGTATAGCGCGGGCGTTCCTCCCCGAACAGCAAATATCGCAGCCAGTCGTCGAGGACGATGGCCGCGATAGACACGAAAATCCACAAAATGCTGAACGGGAGACAAATCTGCCCTTTGTAGTTGAACGGCATCCCGGAATAGTCCCAAACGCCGAGGCCGAGCCAGACGTTGAGAATCATGCCGGTAATGAGCTCCGTTCCTGTCACGATGGCTGAACCGAGGACACCCTGCCAAATGAGTGGAGTGTCCCACTCAAGTAGACCATCGTTCAGCTCACCGAGAATCAGAAAAAGGAATCCACCGAGGACGAACATCGTCCAATGGCTATGTCCTCTGAAAAGCACCTCGAGTCCGAAGTATGCAAGTCCTCCGAACACAAAGAGGATAGCAGTTTTACATACAGAGTTCCTTGCCATTTCGGTCCTCCTTAGGCGGAGAGCTTGTTGATGATGGCCGTAATCTGCGCCTGCGCTGCGCTGAGGATGCCCTCGACTTCCTTTTCGAGGTCCTCGGGAAGGGTACATCCGTAATAGATGGAGCCGATAACATTCGGGTCAGTCTCGCGCTTCGCCCACTGGCGCAGCGCATTGCAGTAGGTCGTCTGTTTGGTGACGAAGCTCTTGTATTCGCTGTACAGGGTAATAATGTCTGCCGCGCTGTACATAACGCACTTGCCGCCATCAGGGTGGTAAGGGTATTCGGACGCGCCCAACGTAATAGCCGCAAACATCGAGTCGATGTTCGTCTGGTCGTTGGGCATCAGCGAAAAGTGCTGCGTGCCGCCGGACAGCTCCACGTCGATACCAGCATAAATAAAGTTCTGGCAGGTTTCGGAGGCGTCGTCCGCCACCTTCTGCGCCAGAGTGGGAAGGTCATTTTTCTTCCATTCGATAGCCATACTGTCCTCCTTACTGGAAAGCGCCGGTGACGGCCTCAATGTAGCCGCTCTCGCCGCTGGCTCCGCGTGACACACTGATGCGGAAGTTGAACGCCGCACCATTCGATGCGGTCTTATTGCTAAAGACAATATTTGTCCCCTTCTGCACCTCGGTCGTGGCGTCCTGCCAGACCGGCTCTGCGTCGTTGGCGTTATTCGTAACCTCCGCTTTGAACGTAGCATCATCAGGAATGCTACCGGTCACCTGCAACACGGCGACAGTGATGTCGCCCTCAACTGCGAGGGGAGATTTCAGCGTCACACTAGCGCTGGTGACATCCTTTGTGAACGTCGCACTGGCGCTGCTGCTGTCCTTGCCGTCGCTTGCTACAATCTGGATGGTATGGGAACCGTTCAGAATACGGCGGAATCCTTCCTCTGTGCTGGCCTGCTCGAAGGTCAGCACCGTGCCGCTGGCAGCGCCTGTGCGGGTCTTGGTGGTCTTGCCGTCCAGCTTTTCGGTGACTGTCAAGGTGTCGCCGTCGGCATCCCTGACGGTGTACTTCCACGCAAAGGCCGCGTTCTTCTGCCCCAGAGCTGCGCCGTCCGTGCTGACGGTAGGTGCAGTGTTGACACTGACCGTGCCATCGTCAGACACCAAGAGAGTAGAGGGCAAAATCAAAGCGGGGCGAATG